CCTGAGTTTTGTGCGGCCCATGGAAGTGTTGTATTGTTGTTTGCACTGTTTGATATAAAATCATTAAAGATCATTCTAGATGCCGTAGCTAGTTGACTTCCAGTAGAGGGAGCGCCTTCTCCAGAAGAGCTTCCTGATCCATTACCGCCTATATTTACATTTGTTCCTGCCATTTTATGATCCTTGTCTATTACTTGAAATTGGGGTTTTTTCTATGGTTTGTACAACACCGCACACTAATATCTTATTTCCGAAACCCGAAACTATTCTACCATTATTATTGTAAGCTACGCCCCTTTTGTTAGAGTTGGTAAAAAACAATCCAGCAAACTCGTTCCAAGTTACGCCTAAATTATCTGAAATAAAAGTAGTATCACCAGAAGGTACTTTAGATCCGCAAGCTATTATTAAATCATCAAAAAACATTACCGATATAAAAGAGCTCATACTACTGGGAAGAGGGACTACCACCCAACCCCCATTTTCAAAAATTTGTATAAATTTTCCTCCAGAAACAGTATAAGCAAATATTAATTTACCTCTATAAAGACCTACTCCCCTAGGAATATTAGAGCTACCTGTAACATTAGAAGTAATTACATCTATTGAAGTACCGTTTTGAGAAGTTATTAGTCTAACAGAATTTGCACCGACCCCTTCTGGCAAAATAACCCTTCCATTTATTACCACAGTTGATACGTTCAAAACAGTGGAAGAAAATAGGGAAACCGTGGTCCAAGCTATAAAATTAGTTGAAGTTCTAAAAGATGAATTACTTTGAGGTACAGCATAAGCTACTTTAGTTATAGTATCATAAAAAATTTGAGTACCAGATAAAAAAGTACCTGTCATAGCGGTAGTTGCAAAGGTATTAAAATTATTTGAAATAGCAACTGTGTTTGTAGCCCCAACTCCACTTGGCAGCGCCACTATTTGATCTTCAAAATCTTGTATAAAATTAACATAATCTATGGCCCCAGTTCCAATAGCCGCCGTCCATGTACTTAAATCATTACTATATCTTATAACTCCGGTTGCGCCACATATATAATAACTAAAGTATTTTTTGCTATAAGTAACATCTTCTAAATTTACCGCAGTTCCAGTAGTTATTGCAGTCCAAGTAACCCCGTCAATACTGTGAGCGGCATTTCCTGAATTACCTACCGCTATAAAACGATCATTTATAAATCTAATTCTGTTTGGAGCAAAACCTATAGTTACAGTGGTGGCTGGAGAAATATACGTTATATTTTGTCGTAAAGATAAAGAGTATTGACTTGAAGGAAAGTTAGCATCTACGGCTAAAGTTCTTGCAGAAACAGCTCTATCCGCAAGCTTTGGTTCGGTAATTGAGCCGTCTGCAACGGCAGATGACTCTCGTTTAATAGGTTGTTGTATTAAATTAGAAGCGCTTACGTCTTCAAAAGCTGTATCTGCGGCATTTCTTTGAAAAAGAAAATAACCAACATGTATTCCTTCTGGAAATATTGTTGGCTTTTCAGCTGAAGCAGCACTAGCAGCGTCTGAAGAACTAAAACTTATATTAAGAGTAGCGTCTATGGTATTATCTGCCGCTGGAGTATCTGCTACTATACTTACAGAAGCCCATCTAAATTGAGAAGCAGCTACAGTAGGCATAGTAAAAGTTTGAACTACAGTAACTCCATCAGCTGCATATATATTGCCATTATTAATATCAATTTGTCTTCCGTTAAATAATAAAGCTCTACCGCCTAAAGTAGGTCTTAAAACAGACCCATCACTTGCAGGAAAGCTAGAAGATAAAATTTCATATCTATCCGTATTACTTTCTGTAGTTTTAAGCCTTAATGACTGAGTAACTTTATTAAGTTCTACATTTATACTAGCTGGAGAAATAGATTTACCGTTTTCAAGTAATATTACAGACTTAATTCCTATATAAAGTCCGCTAGCGGTTCTTCTTGCAATTACTACTCTATTATTAGTTTCAACTACTGAGTTTATATTTGCTACTGAAACCGCAATAGTATTATCTGCTCCAACATCTCTATTTAAATCAACATAGGCTACGGACGTTACGTTAGGTAAACTTATAGTTTGAGCTACAATTCTATTTCTTAAATCTTGAAGTCCAGGAATTTGAATATACGTTTCTCCTATAACTAACGAGTCACCAGCTTCATTTAAAGACCAGTTTTCTCCAGCTATAATAGTTAAATTTCTATCTTGATTATTTCTGTTAGTGGACTCTGCTATTAATCTTAATATTGTCTCTTTGTCTGGGTCTGAGATAGGAGTACTTTCTCCAGTTTCTAATTCTCCATAACCTCTAATATAAAGCTTAGTGCCTTCTCGGTAAGCAAGCCAATAAGACTCAGAAGTAGACTCAAAGTCTGCTAAATTTACTACTTGATAGTTAGTATCAGCGCTACCTACTCCACTAAAAGCCCTACTTCCAGATAAAGGTATTTTTGTAAAAAGAACTTGTTGGTTTGCCATAGCTATAACAGTAGAGCCGCCAGTTCCGTCTTGTCTCGTAAAGTCTAGATCAACAAGAGAACCAAAACGTCTAAGTTTAGCTAAAATGTCTGTATTATTTGGAGTAACATTATTATCTGTAATAGATAAGTTACTTCCATCCCATGAGTAAGTTCCAGAGTCTGTATTTTGAACAATAACAGCGTCTGAAAAAGATATCAAGGATTGTAAACTATAAGCTGTATTTTCATACCAAAATCTAGTACCTTTGATGGCCTTAATTTCAGTCATGATAGCTTTTAAAAGAGACTCAGTATCAGTAATGTTTTTGTCAACTCCAGTAAAGCTTTCTATAGCCGTATCCAAAGTAGCCGTAGCGCCAGAGACTACCCCTTCTACAGCGCTTCCTATTCCAAAGGTAGTTCCAGTAGGAGCAATAAAAGTAATAGTTCCAGATCCTACAGTTTGTACTGTAGCTTGTTCCGACCCAATATCAATTAATTCTCCAACTTCAAAAGTACCTGTTACAGAACTTAAAGTAGCCGAAAAAGCGGGTTCGTCTTTACTTCCCCAGTTAAAGTTATTTTCGTAGTTTAAAGGAGTAGAAAGCCGACCAAAAAGTTCTCTTCTATCAAAAATTACTCTAATGTCGCCATTGACGTCAGTATCAACAATAGCTAAGGGTATTTTATTATCGTTTCCAGAAAAACCTACAGTAGTAGCTTCAACTGATATTTCTACTTCAGTCATAGTATTAACTATTTGATTAAACTCTTGCTTTACATTAGTATCTAAAAAAGCTTTTGAGGCTGGAGTAGAGTCTACATAAGCTATTGATATTTCAAGGTAATTTCTAGCGTTATCTTGTAAAAGAGTGTCGCCTAAGACTATAGTTGTTGCCCCATTAGGAGACACATAATAAGAAAAGTCGGTAGTGTTTTTAGAAATAACTAAAGCTGCGTCAGATATATCTATTGTAGCTTGTTTAGTAGCTGAACCAGTAACTGCAAAACCCTTAAAAATTAAGTTTTTGCTAGTTAAAAAGTTTTTATTCCAAGCTTTAGAGTCAGATCGTAAAGCACTTAAAAGAGAGTTTAAGTCCTCTATGTCCAATCTTTGTTGAGCATAAAATCTAGGTCTTGAAAGTACTGACATTAAAAATCTCCTATTTTAAATCTATCCAAATTATATCAACCTAAGTAAGGGTTATCAATTAAATAAGAGTATTCTGGAGCTAAAATTTTAAATTTTATTCTTATTCCAGCGGCAGCTAATCTAGTTAAAAGGGTTTGAGCTGCCTTTCTAGACTCAGAAGGAGACAGTAAAAAAATAGCCAAATCGTCTAGGTTAGTTTTAGGGTTTACCGTACTTCTACTTGATATAAAGTTAATTTTATCGCCAGAGGCATGATTTTTAGTAAATTTGTAGGAAGAATTTAAAAGCAAGTTATTGTTATTTATAATAGCAGAATAAGGAACAGGAACCTCTTCGTTTTCAAAACCGAAGCTAAAAATTAAGAAACCAGAAGAGTTATCTAGGTTATTAGCTCCTATAACGTCTATATTTGAGTAAATCTCTCCAGCTACTATATCTTGATCTAATTCTAGGACTTGAGAAGTAATTGTGTAAGGAGGTGCGGTAGGTCCTTCTGAATAAAGAAATAAACCCCTCCAAATCTTTCCATTAGCGTCTACAGTCTCAATAGTCTCGTCTGGATGTAAGTAATGACTAAAGTTTAAGTCTCCAGTTAAGTTAGTTAAAATAGCTGGAAGCTCTATAATAAGCTCTTTTGGGTTTATATTGTAAATAGCCACTCTTTGAGGTAAATCTAATATACTAAGCTTTTTAGTTGGAAGGTTTATTTTAGAAGATCCAATACCGCTTGTAGCTAAAAATTCAATACTTCCAACTGTTCCGGGAGTGTCAGATATTATTACAACATAGTTCTCTTGGTCTATGGCGTCTGTTTCTACTTCGGCAGTTATGCCTTTAACTCTAGATAATATTTTAGCTATCTCCAACGCAGTAGCACTACCGCTAACTGCTACCTCAGAAGCACTAACTTTTATATTTTCTGTAGTTTTTCCATTTATTATTACCGAAAAAATATCCCCAGTAGTTATATTAAAAGGAGCAAAATTGGTAGTACGTACGTTTGCTCTAGTAAACCTTTTGCCCCAAAACACTTCAGCTGTATCTAAAAAAGCCTTTTTTATCTGTTTTGGCTTTAAAGATAAGTTAGGTATTAACTCTTGAAATTTTTCATCTGATAAACCTAAATTAAAAGGCTTATCTACACCTACCGAAGAGCCTAGGTTAGTTAGGCTTTGTCCTGTAGCCGTTCTTACAAAAAGATTATCTTTAGCGTCTCCAATAGCATCCGAAACTTTATTATCAGATTCTGCTATAGCTATTATAAGAGCGTTTAAAACAGTTTTACCGTTTAAGTCAAAAACAGAGGGTAAGTTACCTTTAATTTTTTTTAAAGCATCACTCATTTTAACCTACCAAGATACTGTTTTGAGAAATTCTAGCTAACTCATTCTCAGCTATCGCTATGTTTGAGATAGGGTCTGATAATGATACATCTAAAATTCCAGGAATAATTATAACCGCAGCTCTAATTCTTTCTAAAATAACGTCCTCTCCAACTTTTAAGTTGTTAATATAACCAGTAATTCTAGATTTAATTTCATTCTCTAAAGAAGAAAGTACAAAGTTTTCTCTTAAAGTTACGTCTAATGAAACAAAAATCTCTTTAACAGTAGGAGCTAAAAACTCAAAGTTAATACCAGCTGCACCAACTCCTGGAAAAGATACAAGGTCCTCGTCATCTCCATAAACTGTTTTATGAGCTAAAGCTAACAGTCCTGTGTAGAAGGAATAAGCCTCGTTTCCTACGGTTAAGTTTGTAGAAAAAATGAGTTTATTATTAGCTCGTCCGCCCGGAATAATTAACGCTCCGTCCGACCCACTGGCTTTAGTAGATATTTGAAGTTTAGTGTGATTATCTACTCCCTCTATATTTGCTCTAATAGAAAGTGGAGTTATTTTTTTATTGGTTAGGTAAGTAACTAAGTTATTTATAGTTTTAGGAACAATTACAAAAGTATCGCCTATTCCTGGAGTATTAGAAAAAGGAGTTATAGAAGCCGTTAAATCTCCAGTTAAAGCAACATAATTTACTACGGCCCTTTTTTCTCCTAAAATTGCAGCTCCAGTTTGAACTAAATTTTGTATTCCCAAAGGATTTACAACGTCTACGCTTTTTACACCTTTTGCAGTAATTATAAAGTTACCGTTATTTTGAGAGTTAGTCAAAAGAGTAGCTTTTAGCTGATCTCCTACTGCTACGTTAGCAAATCCTGTAGGGGCTATGGTAAACTCATATCTGTATGTATTTCCTGAAATTAAAGTAACTGACTCAATCACTCCTGTGTATGTATTTACTCCAGAGGTAAATATTAAGTCAAATCCGTTAAGTTTGTTGTCTTCTAAAAATCTATTTCCTAAAGTTATTGCGCTAAAATCCGTTGCGTCTACAGCTGACGATATTAATGAAGCAAAAGATAAGTTAATGTTGTAAGATGCGTTTACGCTATCTTGGTCTACAATAACTACTAAATTATCATTTTCTGCAAAAGAAAAAGGTCCAGAAGCTGAGGATATTTTAAAAGCAGTATTAGCTTGTATAGAAACAGACTCAGTTAAAGGAAATCCAAAGGAAGCTAGAGCGGTAGAAAACGGAAAAGCGTTTATTTGTATACTTCCATTAGGACCAAAAGTATTAGTTCTAATTCTTATAAAATTTTGACCTTGTCGTTCAAAGACTTCAGCGGTAGCTCCGATTAATAGATTATTTAAAAAATTTACCATTTGTATAGCTGTTCTAGAAGCTCCATCAAAAGGTATATTATAAGTACCTCCGTCAACATCTAAAGATAAAACAGAAGCTGCTACTGGAGAGTAGTTTTGAGGAATAGTAGCTTCTACATAAGCTCTAGTTTGTCCAGTACCAGCACTTAAGCTATCACCAGAAACTAAAGGAGTCGTTAACTCGATTAAGCCTAGCTCCTTATTAAAAGCATAGTCTTTTGTTTTACCAGAAAATTGAGTAGTTACGAAGTTTAAACCGTTTACAGCACTATTAGCCGTTCCGCCCGAAACCTGTATTTTTGAAGCTTGAATTAATTTTAAATTTGACTCCACTCTAACTTTAGCACCATTGTTTATTACAGTAGCTATTAGTCCAGGAATTTCTCTGTTAATAACATTAACTATTTCTTGAGAAGTAACAGAAGCTGGGTCTAAAACATCTGCTAAAGTTATTGTAGCCGTTAACGTAACTGGCTTACCATCCACTACAAAAGTTAAAGTGTGTGGAAAGGCTGAAATAGCTGATAGGTTAAAAGGTCCTTCGTTTTGGCTATCTAAAAAAGCAGTAACTCCGTCTTTTTCTAGTAGCTGATTATTTTTATATAAACCTAAAGTTCTTTTTTTATCTAAAGGAAAGCCTAAAACTGAGTTAGCGCCTCCTCCCAAAACTTCTACTGTTTCGTTTATTTCTAACTTTGAATTTATAATTAGCTTTTTACCACTTTGAGAAGTTCTAGCTTCTACTAAAAAAGAAGTATCGTTAATTCTTTCAACAATTTCTTCTGCCGTAGCAGCCGAAGGAAATCTAAAGTTATTTAAGTTAAAGGTTAAAGTTTCTTGAACTCCGCCAATTTCAAGGTTTAAAGACAAAGGAGCGCCACTCATATTATAGGGCTCTTCGTTATTACTCTCTACAAAAGCTTTAGTTATAGGAAAGTTAACTAATTGAAACCTAGTTTCTCCTCCAGTAGAGTCTTCTCTCAAAGTTTCAAGACCTTGTTTAGTAAAGCTTGGTTCAAACCCTGTTCCGTCATCTAAATAGATTTTTACTGATTCTTCAGCAAGAGGCAAGATTACGTTGGCAGAAACAACTCGTTTTGCAGTATCTGGATCTACTAAACCTACGATAGCATTTAAAATAGCGTTTTTAACGCCCTTTGTTAAGGTATCTCCAGCTGTTTTAACTCTATCTCTTAAATCGTTATCCGACTCTCGGTTTCTTCCAGTAGTAAATTTAGCATTATTTTGAACTCTAGCTCCAGAAAAGGGAGGGTTAGAAAAGCCAGTGCTACCTTCGATAGATAGAATAGGAATATTCCCATTACTTCCAGCTAATAAAGCTCTAACTTCTACGTTAGCTACTTCTAATTCTCCAGCTAGTAAATTAGTGTCTTCTATGATTTCAAATAAAATTTCAGGTTGAGCGCCATTAGCTAAAACTCTAACAACGGTTCCACCTACGATAGTTTGTGTAACTCCTTGCTTTAAAATTACAGTTTCGTTAGTTCCATGATCGTTTGCTAAAGCAATATCTAAAGTAAAAGAAAAAAAGTTTGTGTTATTCGCTGGAGCTACTGAATAAGTAACTTCTTCTTCACTAGAAGTACCTCTACCTACTATTAAAGTTCCTGAAGTTCCAAATAAAGCATTTGAAGCATCGTTTACGTCTAATTGAGTGTCTCCAGCTATAGGAGAACTAGAACCAGAGTAAATTTGAGTAGATACTTTTTGAAAACCCAAAGGTCTTAAAATAGACACTAAACCTATTGTTTTAGCCGCTTGGCCTCTAGTTAATCCAAATTCAAAAGCTTTTAGCTCTAAGTCCTCTTCGGTTAAAGAGTCAATATTAGATAATCTAGAAAGTTGAGCAATTCTATAGTACAACGAGAAGTCTTGTTGAGCTGTAGCGTTAGTTATAACATCTAAAACTGAGCCAGGATTTATATCATTTAACCCTAAAGAAGATATTAGTGCAGAAAGCATCTCGGTCTGTATTTGTCTTTGACTTTTTAAGCTCATATTAGTTTACCTTTATTGTTATTGGAATAGGTATATCAATTTGTTTTATTTTTACTACAAAAGATAGCATTAACTCAGAGTTATTTCTTATTAAAGATAAGTCCTCCAACGAGTCTATTCTATTATCTGCTAATAAAGAGTTAGTTATACTTTCTTTAATTTGATTTAATGGAGGAAACTTATCTCCTATAATTACTCCAGCTCCAACTTGAGGGTAGTTTAAAAGGTCCCCTTTAGTGTAGCTAAGTTTTAAAATTATTTGTTGTGCCATGTTATTAGCACCAGAAATTAAGTCTATGTCGCCAGAAGGAGTTAACACTAGATCAAAATTAGCGTCTATACGCAAATCGGTCCCTAAAGATTTTTCTAATTCATTTAAGTTAACAGTATTTCTATTTTCTTTGCCTTCAGGTACTTGAGAAAATCCATTTATCAAAGGAGCTGGAACTAAAAGAGTTTCTCCTGTTTTTTTAACATTTCTTAAGGTAGAAGTAGCATCGTCTACTAGATAAGGAAATTTTAGGTCGTTTAATTCAACAATTTCTCCCCATCTTTGAGCATCACCTAATTCTCGTAAAGCTATTCTTTCTAAAGTATCACCATTATTTACAGTAATTTCTTTAGAAGCGACAGAAGACCGTAAATCAATCTGATCATCAAATCTTTGTAACATATCCTTTATTCTTTCTTCAAAAGTAGATTTAAAAAGATCGTTTACGCTTAAAATTAACTGAATTGCTATGATAGACTCGTTAAAACCGTTTAGGATTTCAATAGCTTGTATTTCATCAATCGTATCATTAGGAGCCAAAGTTTTAGTTCTATTAAAAAGTAGGTCGTACTGGATAGACCCTAAGTTTAAGAAATCTTCCATATTTTGTTTAATTCTCGTTAAGTCAATAATAAGCCTTTCATAGTAGCTTCTAGGAAGTTGTAAGCTTAATGCTTGTTCGTCTTCCAAGGCTTGTAGAGTTTCTTCTGGAAATATAGAAGTTGGCAAAGCTTGTAAGCCTTCCCCAAAGGAGGTAATTAAACTAGGCCCTAAATTATTAACTGCTTGATTTATGTCTTCTGGCAGTACAATAGCTCTTATTCTAGGGTCTACCGAAGCTCCGATAGCCACACTAGCTTGTTCGTCTTGTACAAATTTTATTATCCCAAAAAGTGAACCTTTGGGAATAGTCGTACTTAAGTTTCTAGAGCTTATGTCAGCTGCGGTAGTTTCTATACCTTCAAAAGCTTTTGCAGAAAGACCTATAACTCGTAAACCTTCCAATACGTTTACAATGTAAGTAGCCTCTACTTGTCTTAAAATGTCTTGAGACCTTAAAAATATTCCTCTAGCTTGCTCTATTTTAGCTAAAGCGCTTCCAATTACTGTATCAAAAATTAAACCACTTTCTAATGGCTTAAAAGTAAAGTGAGATAAAACTCTAAAATCTAAGGTATAGTCATATAAGAAAGATTTGGGAGCTTGTCTAGTCATGTCGAACTTAAGTAGCTCAACTATAAGAAATTCTCCATCTTTAAAGTTTTTAAATACTAGTCGTACTTTTCTTGCCTGTTCTGGGTCGTTCTTTTTAAACTCATAATAAGCTCTAAACCAGTTTCTTAGTCTAATAAAAACTTCATAACCGCTACGATATTTTAAGTTGGAAGGTTGAAAAATACCTTCTCCGGTAGACGATAAAGCGCCTCCGCCTCCCCGAAAGGGAGCTATACCAGTAGTCCCTGCAATAGTAAGAGTTTTGTAGCGATTGCCTGAATGGCTTACAGTAGTTCCGCCTTGCGTGGGAGTAATGTTTATAGCAAATTCTTCTGATTGTTTAATAGATTGAGGAGCTATAGGTAAAGAAAACGCAGTAAATTCATCTACAGAAGCTCCGTCTTCGGTTAAAACGTCAAAAGTGTAGGGAAATACTAATTTATTCCAGTTACCTTGATCTAAAACTGATAAAACTTCAGACGTTCTAGGATTTTTAGGAACCCCAGAATCTGTAGAACTATTAGTTATTTGAGTAATAAGGTTAGATACAGAACCTGCTATGTTCTCTACTAATCCTTTAATTGGTCCTGTAATATTAGGCAAACTATCTCCTATCTTAAATCTAACAAAATTATATCAACCTAAGCCAGCATTAAATCAATAACGGCTACAGCGTCTTGAGCGTCTTGAACAAACTTAGCTAAACTAGTTAATGCCTTTTGGTTAGCCTTTAGGGTTATTAAAGTTCCTCCCGAAAAGCTAGCTCTTTGGTTTGCATAATTGTATCGGTACTCATAGTAATCTTCAGTTCTTCCAGTATAAGCTGCTAGTATTTGGGCTTCTCTAGCCGTAATAGCCGTAAGCCTACTAGAGTTAGTAGCTCCAAGTGACGTTATCCCTGCATTAGATATGTCTGTACCTATTAAATAGGTAGTTTTTAAAGAAATCTGAGAATTATTAGCTATTGTGGAAGCTAAAAACTCTGCCGTTCCATCTGGGTCACTATTTAAAGACATTTGCAGATTTTGCTCGGTTAATAAAGTTATTTGGTTATTATTAGCCAACTGAACCTCCGAAACTAGTCTATTCATTAAAACTTGAAAAGGTCCAAAAGAGGCAGTCTTTGAAGTTCTATCAGCATTTGAAAATCCAGAAAACTCATATAATTCTTGTCCAGAACCAATACTAGCTAAAGGAGGTAATATAAAATTAAAATTAATATTATAAGTAAAAGGAGGAGGTACTGGAAATATTGACGTAAGAGTAGAACTTGTTACCTGAATAATACATACTTGAGAAGCACTTCTAATAACAAAAACGTCTCCATTTGATACAGGGGAAGCTACTGGCGAAGTAGTGCTAAAAGAGTTAGAACTTGTAGTTATGGTTGAAGTTGTAGTCAGAGTGTTGGCAGAGCCTGCCCCAAATCCATTTTGAAGACCGTTAGTTATAAAATTTTGAAAGTTTACTCTAGTTTGCTCGTTAAATGGATTAACTAAAGTTCCTCCTCCGTCAAACTCTGGCACTCTAGTTATATTGGTTTCTGGTGACTCAGGAAAAAGCCTTGTTAAAACTAAAGCTGCTAAAATTACTGGGTCTGTTTCTATTATTATGTCAGTTAAGGCATCCAATTCAGCATTAGTTACTGGACTAGTTATCTCAGTTCCTACTAGAGCAGTAAGCTCGTTGTCATATCTTCTAACTATTTCATCGTTGTAATAATCAAAAAAAGACTTATACAAAGCGTCCCTATCTTCAAAAAAGGGTATCTCCGCAGTTTTAGTAACAACTTGTGCTTGAAAGGTTTGTATAAGATCAACTTTTTGAGCTCTAACATTCTGTAAGTCCGCTATTTCTTGAGCTGTTAATATAGGTTTTGCCATTTTAACTTACCTTTACTTTGCTAGAACCAGCTGTAGGTAAAAGACCTACTAGTGGAGGAGTAGTAGGAATGATTCCAACTATAGCTTGTGGAGCATTATGAAAATGAGAGTCGAATTGAGTTTTAAGTTCTGTGTATTTTACTACTAAATCAGCTATAGAGTCTCCTAGGTCAACAAAACCGCTATTTAAGGTTATTTTACCAGAAGCTCCATTTATTATAAGTTCTGTGGTATTAACTTTTAGATTTATAAATCCAGACTGACCGTTTACCGTAACTACTGTTCCGCCTCCGGTCTCAATAGTAACCACATCGTTTTTACCGTCTTCCGTGATTGTTAAACCTGACTCATACTCTCTAACAGTTCTTTCGTCTTGAACAGAAAAGGTTTCATTTAATCTATAAGTTCCGTCAGTGTTTATACCAACGACTCTTCGGTAAGTATTTGAGTTAGTGTCTGTAAAAATAGCAAAGATTTTATTGCCAATAAAAAGACCAGCCTCAGTTATGTTTAAAGAGCCGTAGTAATCGTTTTGGTCTGTATTAATTTCTAGCTTTCCTGTAGCCTCGTCAAAATTCTTTAATCCTTTTACACTAAAAAAGTAGTCCCCAAACTTATTTACTACTTCCGTGGCTCCGTTATAACTATTTTTATAAACGTATCCCTCTTCCTGCGTAGGTGCGTGGGACTCTGGATCTAACTCGTTGCCTAAAGTCTCTACACCAATTATTACTGGATAAGAAGAGTTTCCTTGGATAAAAGAAATGTAAACTATGTCCCCATCTTGATCCTCTAATCTAGTGCCTCTTAGTTCTAACGTAGAAGGTTTAAGAATTCTATGATAGTAGTCAAAAGAGCCTCCCATAGGATTCATTACTTTACAATTAGATAAGAGAGAACCAGATTTTTGTCCTCCTAATATAATTACATCGTAATATATTTCAGAAGCCTTAGAGTTTTTAGAAATATTTGAAAGAGAGTCGGCAAAAACCACATTAATAACTAAAGCTCTATAAATTTTAGTGTCAAAGTTTTGGTCACTAGTATTATTTTCTCTAGTAGGTAAATTGGATGACTGAATGGAGCCGTCTGATCTAAATCTCACTTCTT